CGCAAAACCAAAAAAACAAAACAAAAACAAACTGACCAGCATATAGGCTGCGCCGTTCCCAAACCAACTGAACCAGACACCAGAGCACCGTGCACGTCGCGATAAGCTAGCAAAGAGCCCAAACGACATCACACAGCAAACGCACACAACACACAATGGAATACAAGCACACCCACTACGAACAGCAAGCTGACGGCCACATGCAGCAGATCAACGGCCATTACGAAGCCGCAAACAGCGGAAACTTAAGCCGCCACCCTGAAATCGCGCGCGAGAACGCCGAATTCCGCGCTGGCTGCACCAATGCGCACTTCCTGCAGCACACAGCATACAGACGCATGATCAGCAACGGACGTGCTGTGCTGCATGAACCAGCCGAGGATATTGCTGCCCATCTCGAAGCCATGCGCATAGCGCATCTGGGGGTGGGCGAACCACACACACTAGTGCATGACCAGCCAACAGTAGCATCACTACTACCCATTGGCCATCTGACACACTCAGTGCCATCGGTCAACAGAGATGGCAATGGCAAGACATGGGCACATCTGTACCCACTCGATTTTGACCATGAGGCTATCTACAACCTGCATGCGCATGACCAGCACGCACCAATTGCCCTAACGTTCTACCTCGATGCTGTGAGTGAACAAAACCTCAGAGCACGCGCGAGAGCACCCGACTCAATACCAGCAATCGGCGCGTGCTACTTGCCTGCTAGCAGCAATGTCGAACTGGTCGGGTGGTTGTGCGCCATCAGGCACACACACAACACTGGCTCAAACATGTGCCGCACGCTAATGCATGAACACGACGTGCCAATCATGGCTGGGACACTGGTGCCCTTGCGGCCAATGCGTTTCAGTGCCGCAAGCGCGGTCGGCCTGCTCAATGCATGCACGACCGACGCCTTCGGAAGCTTCGTTTTCATCACGGCACCCCACCGCGCAGCCAACGGGGCGCTGCTGGGCGGCTCATCGGCCGGAAGCAATGCCGCTGGCGAAGACACGGACCTGGGGTTTGAAGGCACCCTGGCACCACCAATGTCCACCGTGCAGCGACTAGACCTCCGAACCATCAACGTTGAATTACCGCCCACCGACGTCGTTGACGCTGCTGCAAAAGCCGAAGATGCAATGCCCAGCAATGACTTCCTACGCATGTTCCCGATTGACCACGATGCAAACGTCGATGCGACCACCAACTGCCTGCTAACCAGGCACGATGGCATAATTATGCAAGAACAGACGGCCGGATGTTACATGCGGCCGTGGCTCGAGACGCAGCAAACCACACCACTCAAGTTCACCACACGTCTCGGCTCGTCGAATAAGACCATACAGCTTGCTCCAATATTCGCAGGAATAACTGCTACCTGGCTTGACCGCAACGCCGTCGCGAGCCTCACGACAGCAGCCAACTGGATGGGCAGCACACGCTCAACTGAAATGGACCCCATAACAAAAGCGGCCCTGCGTTCCGCAGCCGCACAACCCATTGAACTTACGGCGCTATACGTGCGGCTATGGGGCTTATACTACAGCTCGGCCATTGCCGTGTGCCGAGGCGAGGAGTACAAACCAACAATTGACAACAACACGAGGCATATAGTGCGCAACATCAACTCATACTCCGACTGGGCATCAGTTCTCAGCCTGTCACACAACACCAAAGTCATGCCAATGTTCTTTGACAGCATGGCCCTCCAGTACGTTGAAGACATCACCCATCCACTCGCAATCGCCACAGCCAGGCGCGTCTACACTGCAGGCAGTGCCAATGCATTCTGGGTCCCAATACCTGGGCTCCAACTCTACACAAACGGTACTGGCCCCAACGTGATCACAGGCAACCTCACGCCATGGGCAATAACGCAATGCATCGATTGGCTGACCGCATCGACAGACACGCAGAGCCAGTCACTGCACGCCCAGTGCCTAGTGGCCAGCCTGCTGTACCGGCCTCAAGGCTATGGCATATACCATGGCCAACAACACGCCACGAGTCGCGCACTGGTTGCGCTGCCCAGATGCAACACCAAAGGGCAGTACCTGCTACCACTGTCGCTCTGGGCCACCACTCTTGACCCCGAGCTTCCGGAGCAGGCACGCCACGGCAACCCACCCGACATGCTCAGGGCGGCCGCGGCCATGTCGCTCACTCACCTGTACACGATGGCGACATCCGTACGCATGATCAACACGCCAGCATGGTGGCCCCGGCAGTATCGCATGCTAAATGCCCGCATCACACGCTTGATGCTGCGTGTCAACCGCGCCGGGTGGTACCCTGCGCTGCTGGCTGCCCACCTACGCAAATCCTATGCCGGCTCAGGGCATGCGCAAGCTATGCTGCACATGTGGCCGCAGAACAGCAGTGAGATACACAAACTCAACCAAGCAGAGATGCTCGGATGCCTAAGCTTCCTGCCCCTCAGCCGGCAGCCACATGCCAGTGACGACGAAGCAGCCATTTTTGCAAAGATAAAATTGGTGGACAACATCGACAGTGTGAAGCTAGGGAGGCCCATCGTAGTGCGTGCACTGACCCAGAGCGACAACCCACAATATATCATCCCGCATGCCAACACAGCCGGATGCACCACCGAACTACACCTCATCGACCAGCTAACGTCAACCATAGTACATAAAGTACCGACCACGAACCTTACCAGAGGCTACGCCCGAGTTCCACCTGCACTAACACAAAATATCAGGACGTGCCTGACTATCACAATACCTGACATACACGCAGCGTTCAAACTCAAGTCACTCCTGCACAACCTAAATGAAGGCACGTGGTACCTCAGCGGCCCCGAGACCTTCATCGGGAGCGAGGCTGCGCCAGCACCCAGTGAATCACACGACCCGACCGCAGGGCTGCCAACATCACGTATCGCTGGCGCTGCAGCCGCGCCCAAAAAGCCAAGCGACTCTGGCGACAGCGACAGTGAGGGGCACAGCGATGACAGAGCCGCCCAGGCGCCTAACGACTACGACGATGGACTAAACAGCGTTAGCAAGCCACAACCACCCCCCAGCCACCTCGAAGCACAGCGCCTTGCCGACCCTATTGTAACCGCGATGATCAAGCATGCTGTTACCGGCATGCGGCCTGAAAGCGCTCATATCTACGAACAACTGGCTGAGTGGAAGATACCGACGGCGCTGGTGCACGACAACGAATCGCTCAATTGGCTTGCCGACAACATGGGCATCACCCTGAACCCAAAATACGCCTACAGTGACAGTTGCGACATCGGCCCGATTCTTCAGGCAATACGCGAACAAGTCAAACTCAACACCATGCGCAATGAAGCACAACTGCTGCGCACAATGTTCACTGAAGACCCAAGCAGTCGGCCCACAGGAAGCTCGTCGATAGAAGACGCTATCGCGCGGCTCATGCCACAGCTGCCAAAAAATGGCGCAGTGGCAGTGGTGCCTGCAACCACTGCCACCGCAACCGAGTAGGCCACGGGACCCACCGAAACCCTGACGCACACTCGCGACAGCGACAAGGCGCAACGCAGTGCGCCCCAACAATCTGCCGCCGATGTGCTAGCTGGTCCAGCGCTAACGGTGACAGCCTCGCTCTAGGCGACTCGACCCGGTGCTGTGCGCACCTAGTCAGGCTCAACTGCGGGCCCGGGCTGTGCGATGCTGAAACATGGTGCCGGTGGAAAGCTGCTGGTGCCTATGCAGCATGGTTCGCCCGGCACCCACCAGTCCACCGATGCAACAGTGCATGCCAAAAGACCGATCACGAACGCGTCCAGCAGGCAAACTACCCAAGCGCGCCTGCAGGCTTCATCGGCCGCGTGCGCGTCTCGTTGCAAAGTGCAGTGAATAATGTCATCCTGTGCGGCAAACTAGTGGAACAAACGTTAGATATTGAGAAGGGCCAGACAGAGTATGTGGTAGCAACCAAACTGCTCTACCTCGACGCCCTATCGTCAAGCGGCTTCCAACGCGTAGCGTGTTCGCTCGCCGCCCATGCTACAGCCGCATGGCCCGATCTAGCCACCGCGGAACTCGAGACTATTGCACGCAACTGCCTGCACCTCGATGCAAGCACGCACAGCGCGAACCGCATCACATGCGACAACAAGAAGCGCGGAGTAGGCACACAGCACACAGTGCCAAATTACAAGCACACCTTGGTTGCGCGGATCAAAACCATACTAGGGAGGGATCTGCACCAACACGATCGCGATGCCGAGCTGGCAGAACGCACTGTTGTCACGCAACCACATTACTACAACGCCAACGACGATGGGCTTTGTGACTGCTGGGCAAACTGCCTCTTCCGCATTTTGTGCCAATACGCACAAGAAGCACTATCGACCGCGCCCAACATGCCACAAACCGCTGACGCCTGGTGGCACAACCGCGCGATGTGGCTCTCAGGAGGCACAAGCAGCAACAAAATGCCAGGCAGCAGACTTCGTACGAGCATTGACAACACCAAACACCACGTCCGCATGACCAAAAAACTGGTATGCTCCCATCTAAGCGAAGACTGGCTCCGCAAAGCACTCAAAAGCGAACCCAAGATGCAGTGCCGTGCTGCAACTAAGAATGAACCAGGCCTGAAACTTAGGCCTCTCCGCGCATCCGATGATGCTTCATACTTGATTGCGGCGATGGCTTCGAACAACCTCGAAAAGTACCTGTCGATCAAGGGGTCTGTTATGAGACAAACGCCTGACGATGTGCGAGCTACCACCAACAGCGTGGTGCTTGCAAGCTCACTACGGCGCAGGTTCATACTGTGCATCGACTACAGCAACTTCAACAACACACACACAACGCGGTCACGCAGCATGCTGAACCTTGCTATGGCGCTAGCATTCCAAAGAATCAATGCTCCAAGCCATGCAGCCGCCGCGCTCTGGCTCGCATTGGCGCAACTAAACCACACCATCGACGGCCACCTGTCAAATCAAGGGCTTTCCAGCGGCGAACGCGACACCGCTCGCGATAACACGATGCTGCACAACGCGTACGCGACCATGGCCAAAATGCAAGTAGCCAAGCGCTACAGCGGCGAACCAGCGACAACGCAGATGTGCGGCGACGACGAGATTGCAATTGGCGCGTCGTGGAGCTGGTGCGTGCGGTATACGCGCGAGCACAAAACGCAAGGCCATCAGCTGCAACAGCGGAAATTGATGCTCAGCAACCACTTAGGCGAGTTCCTACAGTACAACATGGCCGCTAGCCGACTTCAACTCCCAACACAGCCGCTTGCACCCGCGCTCAACAACTTTGTGTCAGGATCATGGTACAAGACAGCCAACTACAACGCGACTGAGTACCCTCAACAAGTCGCTGCGGCCGCAGCCAGCTGCATACGCAGAGGCGCGACACACAGCGTCATGGCTGCAATGGCGATAAGCACTTGTTCATGGCTGTGCGAAGGCCTCCCATGGAAGACCATGCTGCATGCAACGCCTCTATTCGGCATGGCGGACAAACAGCCCAAATGCACCAAGAGCGAAGCACAGCCGGCCACACAATGGCTACGCCACACACAACCACAGGCTGCCGACGACTACCTGAAGGCACTGCACAAGCGCCTACAGCTCACGCCACCACAAGTAAACATCGTAAAAAAACACCTCGCGAACAGCATATTTTCGACGCTGCTCGCAGACATCAAAAACAGCAGCTATAGTGTCGAAAACGCTGACCAACCGGCGCGCGTCACCGTCCCAGCTGAAGCAACGGCCGACAGCATGCACATATACGAACATTGGGCAGCCTCACTTGCCGAAAACCGCTACGACGAAATGACATGGTTGGCTGTGCAGATTGGCGTGCCGCCGGAGCTTGTCAAGGAAATCGGCATGCACACAATAGTAAGCAAATCAAGCAACTCCATGCGTAGCCACATCAACATACCCAACAAGGGACCCCAACGACTCATCAGTGCTAGCGAATATGCAATGCTTCCAGGCGCCATCGCACCCTATTTCACAGCCACGCCCAACATCCCGAACCACCAGCCTGCACCCACCGCAGACGACAACAACGAGAGAGCAGACGAAACACACCCGAAATGTTAGCGACAATGTATGCACGCGGCGCAAAGTGTATGCCCGGCTGTTCGCACAAGCCGCCCTACCATCCAAGAAATTGGAAAATTACACCCCCCGTTTTTCCCCCAGATGCGCTATGCGCATGGCTTCGAGATGGGCAGCAATATCCTCGGCTGGTTCATGCAGC